TCTCAGCCTTCATCCACGCCTGCCTCCCCTCGGCTAGTTGACCCATTCGTTTCACCAGCAGAAGGAACTCCCTTAGTAGCTCGACAGCCTCCGTACAGGACGGGGGGAACGTGGTGCTGAGCACCCCTTCATCCACCTTCGGCTTGCCTTCTTCAGTAAACTCACTAGGCTTCCAGCCTAGCCGCTTCAATCTGTCAGCGATCATGTCACGGCTGGCAGGGTTAAAGTCTATGAGCTTCACCTTGTGTGGCCCCTTCTCTATATCCTTATGGCCGTCAGCCACCGCTGCCTTCTTGGTGTCGTACAGGCTACCGTCAGCCAGCCAGAAGGTAGACTTCATGATCTGCTTATCTGGAGGAAACATTTCCTGTAACCTGTCGTTAAGCTCCAGCTTTCGTTGGCTTATCTTGACATATAACTGTCGCGCCTTGTCTGCATCAAAGCAGATACCATTACGCTCCATCTTACACATGCAACTAGCGAACTCATGCTCAAGGGTGAGACATCGCTTGTCCCACCCTGCCCCCACCAACTTGTGGTAGAGCGCGTAGGTCACCTCGGTATCCTTCACACAATAGCAAAGCATCTCCTCGCTGTAGTGATCAAAGCCGTGGTCTTCTAGGTACGTCCCCTTCAGGAGACCCAAGCGGTGGCCCCACGCCTTGAGTGAGTGGTGACCAATGAGTTTCATCGGGATGTAATCAGCCCTCGCATTCCGCTGGCGATCCTTCTCACCTACGTTGGTGTGAATCAGTCGAGACATCACCAAGGTGTCGGTCACCTTGCCCTCAAACCGAAACCGATAGAGCTTGGCCAAGGCAGGCAGATCAAAGCCAATAATATTATGACCTATTAGCTCATCCTGATTGTGGAGGTGCTCCAAGGCTGCATCGATCTCACCAATCCCGAAGGTTGACACCTCTCCCGTGTCCACATCCCGGCACACGATGCACCAGCATATGGTCATCTCATCGAGGAGGTTATCCGTCTCGATATCAAATATCGTTCTGCTCATTCTCCTCATTTTTGAAATCCACCGCCTCAAGTAAGCGGCCCGTGTCGCTGTTGAACTCCAACGTGGATGCGACCCCACTCCTGCCACACCAGCGGTTCTTTAGTACACGCACGGTGGTTAGCATTGATGTGGCCGAATCCTGTAGGTCTCTTTCCAGCCCAATCACCATGTCAGATAACTGAGCGATCCCTGCACTCCCTCTAAGTTGTGCGAGAGAAGTCTTTGCACCTTCCTCGTGACCCTTACCGTCAGGTCTCTTCAGGTGGGACACTAAGATGAGGGCAAAGCCTAGCTCCTCGACGAGGCTCCGCAGCTTGGTCATCGTGTTGTCAATCATACGCCGCTCATCGCCTCCCTCCATGCCAGACACAACGATGCTCAAGTGGTCGAGAAAAATAATTTTGCAATCAACTCCAGTTACTAAATATCTGATTTTTGATAACAAGTTGTCCTCACCAAGGGAACCCCAATGGTCATAGGTATAGTAGTTACCTGATCCCACGGTGGCCTCGTACGCCTCGCGGAGTTTGGTTTGATCCGCTTCAAGGGGGTTGAGGTAGACGGGCTCGTTCATGTGCAAGCCTACGATGCCTAAAGCGGTACGCTTGGTGCTCTCCTCTAGGGCAATATACCCAACCTTTTTATCCACGCTGATCAGGTGGTAGGCGATCTCTTTGCAGAAAGCACTCTTGCCAATACCAGAGCCTGCACAAAGGGTGACGATCTCACCCGTGCGTATGCCCATAGTCATTTCATTGACAGAGGGCCACGGGTAGGAGAACGAGGCCGAGTCTTCCTCCTTTGTGATTGTATCCCAAAGGTCTTCCCCCGCTATGATGCCGTCAGGCCTCCATGCCTTGGCATTCCACATCAGGTGCAGAAGCTCAGCCCCTCGCTTCGCCAACAGCATCTCGTTAGCATCCTTAAGGGGGAGCTTGGCCACCTTCGCCTTACCAACAGCGAGGAGTTGAGAACATTTCTCTGCTGCATCCTGTCCGACCTTGTCGCTGTCGAACATTATTACAACTGTCTCGTAGCTCTCCAGCCACTCAAGATTATCCTTGAAGGCCCTCACCGCCCCGGCTGCTCCGTTAGGAACCGACACCACGGGCCATTTGTTGTCCTGTAGTTGGCTGATGCTTAGGGCATCGATTTCACCTTCGGTCACGATGACCTGTTTGACTGATGAGCCCCGTTGCCACAACCAGCTACCGTAGAGAGGGAGCTTACCCTTGCCTATCTGTAGGAAGTCCTTGTTCTGGAAGCGAACCTTGGCAAGGGCTACGCCTGAGTCGGAATAATAATTGGCAACCTGAACGGGCTTGTCCTTGTACAATCCGACTTGGTATCGCCAGAATTTACAGGTCTTTTCCGATATCCCTCTGGCAGAGAGGGCCGTATATGATAGTTCGGTCAGGCCAGAGGCCGTTAGGTTAGATGAGGCAGACTTTGGTATCGCCGCCTTGTCATCGTAGTCCTTGAAGTGGCTGTTGCATGAGAAGCAGTAGCCATGTCCATCGTCGTACACACCCACGCCATCGCTTGATCCGCAATTGGAACAAGGGCCGTGTGATGTGAAGTTGCTATTTTGGTCTTTGTCGGTAGTCACTTGTAATCTCCTCTATTTTTCCATCGAACTGTAAGGTTCCTAAAACCTCCCGCTCATGGCGATGCATCTGCATCCATGTTAGGATTCCTGTTGAACCCGCGAGAGTGTCTAAGTCATCAACCGTAACGAGGGCTTTCTTGCCATCGCTAGTAGCTAACAAGGCATGTGTCGCCTTTCTGGGCCTTACGAGAACCATGCTTGTGGTAGTTTCTTATCGCTCCATAAAAATCCATGCCTGTCGCACCATTGGGCATAAGTCGTTTTCGACTTGGGGGTGAGTCTATGGTTAGGCTGTTGAAAGACAAACCTAATGTCTAGCTCAGGATGTTGCTCCTTGATAAGGCGATGCTTCGTCCTGTCAGCAGGAAGGAAGCGGCCCTTAACCTCGATGTAGAAACCCCCTACTTTGAAGTCAGGCACATAGTGGTGCTGCTTCGCATAAGGTATCCTGTCGGATTCGTAAGTGAATGGGATGCCTGCCTTCTCAAGCAGACACCCCATCCCTTTTTCGAGTTTATTTTTGTAACGAGGCACAAGAGGTATGCAACAGCAACACAATGCCACGGCAGACTACCAAACCATATCAGAATGCTGACGCTGATGCGGTCTCCTGCTCCTCGTTCCCGTCTGTAACCACGGGAGTCTTGGGTTCCTCTTCAATGGAGAAGCCCTCTTCTGAGGCAAAGCCATTGCTCTCGGCTCCTCCACTATAACGAACCAATTCTAACACCTGTACTGCGCTCAAGCGCAGCGACACACCGGCCCCAATAGGAGCCTGATAAGGGGCTGCAATAAAGGCAACCTTCACCAGCGAGCCGTTGCCAACTGGTGTGCTGTTCATGGGCTTCAGACCCGCATCAAATACTTGGGGCCGTTGCTCAATGATCTCACCACTACGGGTTCGTAGTTGTGGCCGCAGCTTGAACTTGAAGTCCAAGACTTCGTTCCCATCGGCATCAGTATTCTCCCTGACAGGGATGGGCTGAATCTTTGGGTCTTTGCCGGTCTGCTTCTTTATCAGATCGGTGTGCTTGTTCAGAATCTCTTGAATAGTATTCTGAAGTGGTGTCCCCTCCTCCTTCGGCAAGCGCAAAGACAATTGGTATACACCAATGTCATCGAACTTGGTATCAGGTTTGTCGAGGTATGGATATAATGCGATCCCCTTTGGGGTAGTCATTTTTTCGTTGTTCATCTCTTTGGTCTTTTCGGGACGAGCAACTCTAGGCGAGTGCCTAGTATCGCAACGTCAAGAGGCAGCATAGCACAATCGTTTGTGCATGTCAAGCTCGAAGATTCGCCCCATCACTATGGAAAGATTAGCAATCAAACGCTCACAATCTTTGGGAGGAACCCCATAGCAATCGTGCAACGTGAGTATGTCTGGCCACTCACCTTCGGTCAACATCAGGTGCAGCAAACCCGCATCGTATGAGTGTACCTTGTTCGCCGGGAGAGCTTTTCTGGCTGACCGTGGACAGAAGGCATTATAATCTTTGATGTTCACCCTTCCCCTAATCCGTTCA